CTAGCTTGCGCGTAGTAAGGTCTGCCTCATTCTTAATGTGTGAAAACATTTGTTGATTCAATGCTTGCGCACCTAATGATTCGAATGGTATTCCGTTCTTTTGTAAGTATGCGTGAAATCCCATTGCACCTAGACCAAGACTTCTTTCTCTCATAGCACTAAAAGCTGCTCTGTGCAATTGCTCAGGTGCTCTAGCTATAAAGTCAGTTAGAACATTATCTAACATTCTAATTAAGTCTTGTACAATAGTAGTGTTCTTCCATTCATCATAGTACTCTAAGTTTAATGATGATAGACAACATACTGCTGTTCTTTCCATATCTGTTGCTAATGTGATTTCACTACATAAGTTTGAGTGGTGTACTTCTAACCCTTTCTTCTTCTGAAAGGAAGGTATCTCAGCATTTACCGCATCTTCAAACATTAAGTAAGGCTCGCCTGTTTCCATTCGGTTTTGCAGGAGTTTTACCCACAATGCTCTAGCACTTACGGTTCGTTTGACCTGTCTTGTGTGGGGATCGATAAGATCCCAGCTATCATCAAAATCAGGATATTTACTAGCGGAGTGTATGAGCTCCATGAAACTATCAGGAACCACCACACCATGATGAAGATTGATAGATTTACGATTAGTGTCACCACCGGTTGGTTTTCGAACATCTAAGAATTCCTCAATCTCGGGGTGACTCATATGTAGATATGCAGCATACGAACCCCTTCTCGTTACACCTTGGCTAAACGCCAACATTTCTGCGTCAACAACTTTGATAAAAGGTATCACTCCAGTACTCTCACTTCCTTTAGAAGTCCTTGTACCTTGCGCACGAACATCAGACCAGTGCCCTCCAATACCACCACCGAATGATGATAAGAAAGCATTTTCTGTGTAGTGTTCCGTGATTCCTTCACGACTGTCGTCTACATAATTTAAAAAACAACTAATGGGTAATCCTCGAGTAGTTCCACCGTTTGACAGAACTGGCGTCGAGTACATAAACCATAGTTTACTGACGTAATCATACAACCTTTGTGCATGAGCATCATCGTCTGCAAATGCCATAGCAGCACGTGCAAACGCTTCTTGTGGTGATTCCTCACCTGGTACCATGTACCTATCCTTTAGAGTTGTTATTGCAAACTCATCTAAAAGACTATCTTTTGAATAATCTATTTTAACTGACATAATTTCTCACTAATCCTATAATATCGTTACTGTGCCCGAGTACTTGTGCATCAGGGTCGTACGATAAATCCATCAGTTCGATATTCTTAGCTAGTGCGTCTGCGCCAAACTCATTTAAGTTTTGCATAAACTTGTACCTGCTATCTATCGGAAGTGATGACATTATATCAAATACATCTCCGTGTTCTGCTATGAGAGACGATGCTCTCTTAGGGCCAATTCCTGTTACTCCTGGGACGTTATCTCCTTTATCTCCAGTTAAGCACTTAAAAGTTAAGTACATATCTGGGTGAAAGTCGTAATGCTCGTCCCAATTACCTAATGTTGTCTCTTTTCTTGTTACGGTAGAGAACCGTGATATGTTCCCATCTACCAAGAGATCCCAGTCTTTATCTGAGCTTACTAGCCAGATATCTTCTATACCAAGTTCTTCTCTGTTTTGAGAGATAACTGCTGCAATGTCATCAGCCTCTACACCTTTATACTTAATAGTGAGATAACCTTTTTCATTACATAAATCAATTGTCTTCTGAAACTCTCCTAAGAATTGTTCAAATTCAAGTCTCTCTTCTTCTGTTTGGTCTGCGTAGCGTTCTTTTCTGTTAGCTTTGTACATAGGGTCAATTGTCTTACGGTAATCACTACCACCGTCACCCAATACTACAATACTACCACAGTCGTAGGATTTAGCAAGACTTTCTATAGTCCTGATATATTCTACTTTGAAGAACTCCTTCTTTTGATGTTTCCATCGGAAAGCCAAATTGAGACCATCAACAACTAATAGGTTACCATTAGGTGTTGGCGGCTTTCCAAGGTTCGTAAATTCTATCGCCATGTGTCCATTCCTGTTTTTCTTTTTCTAGCCACTTCTCAGCGAGACAAACGTATGAATCTAAAAACGATATATACATATAGTCTATGTTCTGCGGCTTTTGTTTTGTTGATACAAAAAATTGTGCATGGTTGGCCTTGAAGAACAACAACGGTTCTAGGTTACTATCTTCCGCTTGTTGGCAAGTCTTAGCCCACCATTGCACAAAATTATTACTTTTATTTGTAAAGACTTTAGTCGAGATTGCGTCGTCTTTGTAGAATTTTACTTCTATAAGGTAAACATTGATGTGGTGTTTAAGCCACAGGTCTCCCTTAATTTTACCACTTCCAGAGCCTGGGGTTTGCTCGAATGGTAACTGTGTGTGACGCGTTAACATATTGGCCACGAGTAGCTCGGCCTTATGACCTTTTTGTCTACTGTTAACCATTATTGAGATTCGATATATTTAATTAAGTTATCTACATCGTGAAGCTTGAGATCCGTGATTGCATCGTCAGGAACTTCTATATCTAGTTGTTCCTCCAATGTCATTATAATCTCTACCATATCAAGAGAGTCAGCACCATAGTCCTTAACCAAATCCCCGCCAGGTTTTATTTCACCTCGCTCTAATTGTAGTTGTTGTTCTATTGCTCTAAACGCTATTTCGACATTAGTAGTCATAATCTTGCTCCATTCTTTCTTTGTGTTCTCGTTGTCTTATTATGCTCTTTTCGTGTTCACTAAGCTCTTCCCAATCGCAAGTTTTACAGGTTTGACCAACTGGTATATACTGTCTAAACTCAGGTTTGTGAGGGCATATGTGTAACCAAAAAGTATCTCCATCTTTCATATTATTCTAAATGAGATATATTATCTTCCTTTACTATTTCTATCTTCTCTAATAGTGGGTGTGTCCAACCATGAGAAACTAGATAAGTATTTAAGTTTTCTTCTTTAAGGAGAATCTCTACGATCTTCTCCTTCCCCTGTTCATCAAGTGCTTGGTTTACCTCATCGAGGAACAGCACATTGATTTGACTTCTACTAATCGAAGTCATTAGTTTTCGTATCGCTACTAGTGTGGCAATATTAACTCTTGCGAGTTCACCACTTGACAATGCTAGAATGTCAATAATCTTACCTGTGTCGGTAACTTCTACATTTAGCTTATCATTCTCTACTACGAAATTGATACTGAATCTACCGTCACTAAACTCGGCTAAGTACTCATTAGTTAATACTTCTAGTTCTTTGACGAGGGATTCGATTTTGTAAGCAAGGAGTCCGTTTGTACTAAACGCTTTTTTAAGTATTTCGAGAATCGAAAGTTTATCTTCAACACCGCTAAGCTTATCTGTAATTTCAGATAGTTCTCCCTCAAAAGCAACAGTTTGTTCCTGTATGATTTCAAGTCTTGTGTTGTGTCTTTCTCTCCTTTCATTCTCAGCTATTACTTCCTCCAACCCATCACGAGCTTCTTGAACTTTGTTCTTAAGTTCTTGAATGGCCACCTTGATTGCCTCTGGATCACTAACTGTTGTTGTGAGCGAGGTGTCAATAGCGGAGTAGATTCTTTCCCACTCTCTTGTTGTTTTGGCTGCTTGCCTATGTATTTCATTTTCATTCTGTATTGTCTCTAGCTTGTCCTGTTCTTGTTGCATAAAGTTTCTGCAGTTGTCTGCTCTCGTATTATGCTCTTGATAGTGGTCTTCTACAAACTTCATATCAATTGGCTGTTCACAAGTAGGACACTCTTGTGTTTCAGCATTTCTTAAGACTTCGTACTTACTTCGCATATTTACTTCATGAGTAAGTTCTTGTTTCCAAGCACCTAGCTGTCCAGTAATGCGGTCTGTATCTTGTACCTCAGGGTACTTCTCCAAGTCACTTCTGGCACCTTGTATATCAAGGCTCCGTAACTGTTCTATATATAAATTATTTTCGTTAATTTTTTTATTTTTTTCGGAGATATTTTCAAAGTCTATTTGTAACTGACGTAATCTTTTCTCATCTTCTTCCGAGATTTTTGGTAAATTCACTTTCGAGAGTACATCTATACTCTCCAATTTGTTGTCATTTAACCATTTAACGATTGTGTCAGTCTTTGCATTCAGTATTGTTACTTCCTGCGTTGCAACTCGTACTCCCTCTTTGAATGTCTCAAAGTAAGAAACGTAATCATCTAGTTTTAATAAGTCAATTAGAAACTTCTTTCTGTTAGTATCTGTTGCAGTTAAAAACTGTAAACTTGTATTAGTGTTCTGATAGACAAGTTGAGTAAAAGTCTTGAAGTCAATACCTAATATCTCTCCCAAGGTTTTATAGGTATTACTAGCAGTATGACTACTAATATCTTCTCCGTTCTTTGTCAGCTTACATTTAAGGGTAGCACGACGTGATACAGAGATATTGTAACTATCGCCATCGACAGTAAAATCAAGACTAATATCATACCCTTGATTAACATACCGATTAGCAATATCAGCTTTCTTAACATTTTTACTATTTTTATTAAATAATACTTCCTCTAGTATTAGTGGAATAGATGATTTACCTACTCCATTTGTACCAACGAGCTGTGTCAAAGTAGCGCCCGCTAAATTGACTTCGTTGTCTTTTCCATAGGAGAAACAGTTATCCCAAGCTAACTTCTGTAGAATAATCATTGTACACTCCTATAATTCCTTTTATCTTATCTTCATCTAAATTTAATATATCTTGTAGATATACAACAAGTTCATCACTAATTGTCATATCAGATGTAAGATTGAGTGTAGCTTCTACTTCTCGTCTAACAACTTTCTTGTCAAGTAGTTCTGAATTTTTTATCTTTGCCAAGTCTTGAACATCTCCTTCGAGTTCATAGATTGTATGGTCAAAGTCAGTCCCTATCATTTCATCGGGGTCTGATACAGTTTTTCTAATTAACTGCGGTAAGTCAAGTTCATGCCATGTCCATGACCAGTCATCATCAATAAGTAAAGCACCTGTCTTTACTCTGTTTCTATGAAAACTTGTTGTCATTGGACTGCCTGGATATACTATGTTTCGTTGAGTATTCTCGTGTGCATGTAAATCTCCAGCAAATACAGTCTTGTACTTATCAAATCTTTCTAAATCAACTTCAGGTACTACATGAGGTGGTATCTCTCCTCGAACGTGTGTAAATAATATATCTGCGTCAATCGATTCTATACTACCTTTTCTATGTAGGTCTGCATATGGAAGGATTGCCCAGTCATCTTCTACATAAGTTGTATCAATAACCTCGACCAATCCATTCACATCTGAAGTTGCTTTCTTTAGGTTAGTAAAGAAAGTCTTGTTTTTCCTAGTAGCTTCATGATTTCCATCATAAATAATAGTAGGAATAGTTACTCCTCTGATAAAATCAAAGTATAGAGTAAGTTCGTCCATTGAGGGGACTCGATCAAACAAATCCCCACCAATGATATGCAATTCACAGTCTTGTTCAAGCTCAGTAATTTGTTCAAAGAACATCTGATACCGATTGATTGCCCAATCAGTAGGAACATTCTTTTGACCAAGTTTTATGTGCCAATCCGCTGTGAATAAAATCATGCTACGAAGTCTTCTCCTGGTTGCCATTCACAACCTGTAAGACCGCCTGCTTGAAGTGCTTGTAAAGTTCTAAGAACTTCATTTGCATTTCTGCCTGTATCTAAAGCATTAACTGATACGTGCTGAACAACATTGTTCTGGTCAATGATATAAGTAGCTCTAAAGCATACTCCTTCATCTTCATCAACAATACCTAGTTCACTTGCTAAATACAGACCACAGTCTGCTGCGAGTGTATGTTCAATATCTCCAATCAATTGATTCTCATGTTTCCAAGCCAACTTACAGAACTCGTTGTCTCCGCTGATTCCGATTACGTTTGCATGGTCTACTAAGCTGTCCATAGCCTGAATTTCAGTAGGACAGATAAAAGTAAAATCTTTAGGATAGAAATAAATTACACTCCAGTCGTGTTTCAGAGGCTCGTAAGTCTCTGTTACGCTAGCTACAACAAATTCGTTGTCAGCATCTACACCGTTAAGTGCAAATGCTGGAAATTTTTCTCCTACTCCAATCATGATACGTCAAACTCCTCATCGACAGACTCGTTACTTTCTGCGCCTTGTACTCTTTTGAGCAACTCTAATTGTGCATCAGGTGTAGGTCTAGGAAGTACATCGTCCATAGACTTAAGGTCTGCGACGAGTTCTGATTCCCAATCCTCTAATGCTCTTGGCTTACACTTAAGCATTTGTAGTTGATACTCAACATTAAATACTTGTGGGCCAGTCTTCAATCTCTTGAAGAATATATCCCAACCAGTTTCTACGTCAGTAGGATTTCCTAAGTCTTCCATAGCGACTAAGATTTGGTCGAAAAGTTTCCTTTTTAAATTGACAACTTTGACAGTTTTGTCAGAGTAGTCGATGCCTTGGACTGCATAAGCCCAACCGCATTTTAAGTCAGGGTAAAAATCACGAACGTGATCATGCTCTACATTGTTAAAGGTTTCGGTATTTCTATCGAAAGACAAGCACTCCATAGGAATGTTCTTGTTGTTCTCGCCTTTAATCCAGTAGACGTATCTTGGAAGTAAATCTCCAACCAATCTGATGTGGTGGTCTTCCTTGTTGCCAAAATTGTATGTTTCAATCTTGGACTTCTGGGCTGAGCCCTTTGTAGTATTAAAGCCTATTGCCATAATATTCTCCTTATTGTGTCTCCTCGTATTTGAAATGAACCTTTCCATCTCTAATATCAAGCAGTCTGTTTTTGGTTATAATGTCCTCACTAACTTGACAGAAAATGAGGTCTAGTGTGGTGTCTTTTGTTTTTGCGTACTCGTAAGAATTACGGAATGATGCAACACCTACATACTCCGCAACCTCTTTATCACTAAAGGCACGCCCTTTCTCTAGCAAATCCTT